CAGTTATTTAAAGCCAAGAAAATATTATATGAGGGTAAGTCAAAAGATCTAGTCAACGGACGTTATTACACTGTAAAAGAGTTAGCAGAAATTTCTGGACAATCTTCTAGTACTATCAGATATCGACTAAATGGTTCATCAATCTGCACTGATGAAGAGTTGATTTTAGAAAACTTTAACGCAGGTACCTATAGAAACAGAAACAGACACAAAACCACTATGACTCTATCTCAAAAATGGCTGAAGAAAAAATTACTCTAACACAGGGGGTGTTTGTGAAGTTCAACGATAAACACGAAGCCGAAAAAAAAATGCCACACTTAATCAAACAGATTTTAGATTGGGACTATTCTAAACCCATAGCGATTAAACTATTACCATACACTAATCCTCGAAGTTTAAATCAGAATGCTTTGTTTCATAAATGGTGTGAACAAATTTCTAGGCACTTTATTGCAAAAGTTCCCAACGCAACTAAAGAAAATATGAAGCTTATGATGAAACAAAGGTTTCTTGGATTAGAAGATATCAAGATAGGTAAAACGGTAATCGAAGGTCAGGTAAAGCACACCAGCCACTTAGATAAAGGCGAAATGGTGTATTTTATGGATAACGTGTATCATTGGGCTAGAGATAATGGGGTGTTATTAGATGTTCCAGAACATTCGGAATATCAAAAGCTAAAAAACCAACAGGAGGTTTGAATGGCTAGGGTAGACCCAAACGTTTTACTAGAGTTTGCAGACACGGACAGACAGCAAGAAGTTCTCAGCGCAGTTATTAAATATGGTTCTAACACCAAAGCCTCTGAATTTTTAAAATGTAATAGGCGAAGCGTTGATAAACTAATAGAACGCCTGTCAAGAAAAGCCGCATCTCAAGGAGTAGCACCTCACAGAGATTTAATACATCAAACAGCAGAAGGATTTAACGCTAAAAGAATATCAACTGCATACAAGGAAGATGGCTCTGTCGCCTTACAGTGGGTTATACAAGAGCCAGACAAACAAAGCTTAAAGCAACGTCTTGATTATATGCTAGAGGGCTTAAAAGACGATTTATCAGGGTTTAAAAAATCAGTCAAAGAACCATCTAAAGTAAACTCCGATTACTTAGCAATGTATATTATAGGCGATCATCATTTTGGTATGTTGGCTGATAGTGAGACTAAGCTAGACGATGATGATTGGGACGTAAAGATAGCAAGCCAAATATTATTAGATTCAACTGAGAGATTAGCAAACAGAGTTGGTGATGCAGAGATTGGTGTTCTGCTCAATGTAGGTGATTTTTTTCACGCTGACTCGAGCAAGAATGAAACAACCGCAGGTACGAGGGTAGATGTTGACACTAGAATAGGAAAAACATTTAAACTAGGCGGCAGACTTTTTCAGATACTAATTGACAAAATGTTAAGGACGCATAAGCAAGTTGTTGTGATTAACGTCAGAGGAAATCACGATTCTGACATGGCCTGTCACTTATCCAGTTGTCTTGAGATTCTGTATGACAAAGAGCCACGCGTTAATGTGTTGCCAAATTATTCAAAGTTTATACATTACCAGTGGGAGAATAACCTTTTTGTTTTTCATCACGGAGACAGAATAAAGCACGAGCAGATTTTACAGACTGTAATAAAAAATCTAGACAATGAATGGTCGCAAAGTAAAAACAGGTATTGTCATCTTGGACATATACATCATCACACAGCAAGAGAAGTTGGGTCTATGCATTTTGAGCATTGGGGATCTTTAACTTCCACAGATCAGTGGCATTCGGATTCTGGATACGGATCAGAACGGTCTATGACTTCTGTTGTTTACCACAAAGACCACGGTGAAGATTCTAGGGTCAAAATAAAGGTCGGTAATGAGTAATGTTACAAAGTTACACTCAGGCTGTCACAATCTTAAAAAGCTATACTGTGATTGCGGACATACTTTGGAGTACTGGCTTGGGGATGACAATTGCGCTTACGGTATCTGCCCTCGCTGTGATCTTGATATGCCTGAAGAAATTACTGTCAAGGAAAAAGACGAATGGGTAAAGCATTAGACAGTCAAATAGGTGGCAACCATTACAAACTACCAATTCAACCAGTTGAGTTTATATACAAAAACCAACTTGATTATTTAAGGGGAAATGTCATTAAGTACGTGACTAGAAAAAAGAATGGTGCAGAGGACATACGCAAAGCCATACACTACTGCGAGTTACTGTTGGAGTTAGAGTATGCCGATAAAGATTGATGCCGCAGATACTTGGACGAGCAAAGTCGTTAGATTAAAAGCTAACTACACCTGTGAGCATTGCGGATTACAAGATGCCAGAATGGAGTGCTGTCATATACATGGTAGACGAGCAAAAAGCGTCAGATACAGTTTAGACAATCTTGTTTGTATGTGTCACGGATGTCATCGCTACTACACAGAGAACCCCACAGAGTTTACTGCATGGTTATTAGAATACTTAGGCATAGGTCATATGGATATGCTGTTAGAAAAGAAAAACCAGCTAATGAAAACCAACAAACAACTTAGATCAGAAATTGCCAAACATTACAGGCTAGAGCATCGCAAGATGGAATCAGACGAACACTATAGCCCTGTATCATTTAATTAACAAAACAGTTGACAATGTAGTTTAGATAGTTCAGTATTACACCTCAATCAATTAAAGAGGTATAAAAAATGAACAATTATCCAAAATGGAATATTCAAAGATATCCGCATATCAGTGATTACATTCTGCAATGTTTTCGTCAAGATTTAGATAGAGATGAAACTTATTGGGCTGTATCAAGTTACTTGCTGTTAAAAAACAAAAGTCAAAGGCAAGAACTTTCTGACTACATTGCCCAGCTTGATTCGATGGATGTTTTTGCAAAAGGCCGCATTCCGAAGGAGGTGGCGTAATGAAAGTCAACGAATGTTATTTATCACATCTACGCGCTAAAGACGTTAAACGTATTCGCAGAAAAAATGATTTAAAAGACCTAGCCCTTGCAGGGATCGTATTTTTTTTGTACTGCGTTGTATCTAATATGGGTTACAACGATTGTATCAATCTGGGGGTGTGCTAATGTCTATGTCAATAGCTAGAGACAACATCGCTAACAGCATTCAATCTATGGACGTTAAGTGGGATGGAGACATCATAGACCTAGATTGTGATTGGAAAGATCATTTTTGTTATGCGTTTTTAAATGCAATGGAAAGTTGGTGGGACGATATACTACCTCATCCTATACTCGACAGACGGCAGTTTTTAAATTTGCTGTACAACGATTCTGATAACGAAATAGTAGCAGGTGTTTTACGAGATGACATATACCTGACCTTAGAGCCAACATTGCGTGAATTAGTACAAGAAGTATATGATGAAGTAAACAATACGCCTGTAGAGCAGTTTGCAGGTTACAACAGAGGGCAATAATATGTTAGATATAGTAATCGGTATAATAGGATTAGCAGTATTTGGAGTATTATTATCAGGGGCATGGCTGTTATTACAAGACGCACAAAAAAGATACGAAGAAAGAAACAAATAGACCAAGGCTACCCCTCGCCTTTTGAGCCAGATTAGTCCACTGGTGGTCGCAACGGACTATTAACTATACGCATATGATTAATGCAAAAATAACATTACAACTTGTTGTTTTATATAGATAAAATGCGCCTCTAAACAGGAGGTAGTTATGATGTTTTTTATGGCTTTTTGCTTGCTTGCCTTATGCGCTATAGCAAAAGATGAATTTAATTAACGCTTTTAGTTATATGTAGTACAATGTAGCAACTAATGACATACAGGTGATAGTATGGAGTTGCAATTAGTATCTAAAATTAACGAAGCAAATGACAGAGGTTGGGTAGAATTAGTCGAAAAGATTGATGCGATTACCCAGACTTTAACTTATCCAGAGTATAATCGACAGCAAGTTAGAGAAGAGATTTTAAACTGGTGTGAAGAAGTAAACGTAAAGCTTAATCAGCCACCTCCTGAACCAATTATACCCTCCCTTTTATCTGAAGAAGTATTTGGAACTGAGCAATAATGGGCAGACCTAAATGGATACCTGACGAACTAACCTGTAAGAAAGCTAAAGACATGGCTTCTAGGGGTCTTACGATCCTACAGATAGCTGATTGCCTTGGTGTCAGTCATACAACAATTTACGAAAGACAGAACGAATATCCTGAGTTTGCTGAGGCTATAAAAAGGGGCAGAAGTCAAGGAATAAAAGAGGTTGCCAACGCATTATTTGACAAAGCCGTAGGGGGTGATACTACCTCTATGATCTTTTACCTAAAGAAAAGAGACAGAGAATCTTGGGGAGATGAGTACATTGACCCAGTAAAAGAAATACCGCCTATCAATATCATCGTAGATAGTAATGCAATTAACCAAGCCGCAGAGTGAGATATTTTGTTCTCAATCTCGCTGGAGGGTGTGCGTGGGAGGCCGCAGATTTGGAAAAACTTTCCTTTCAACCGCTGAATTACTTAAAGCGGCCATTGGTGGGAAGAATAGAAACTGCTGGTATCTAGCGCCAACCTATCAGGCGGCAAAAGAAATTGCTTGGTCTATGCTGATTGACACCATTCCAGAAGAGTACATCGTAAAAACTAACGAAACGTCTTTAACTTTAAAGATAATCAATGGATCAACTATTAGCCTTAAGGGGGCTGACAATGCTCAGAGTTTAAGAGGCCGTGCTTTAGACTTTGTTGTGCTAGATGAGTTCGCTGATATGCGTCCAGAGGCATGGTATGAGGTTATTAGACCGTCACTATCTGACAGGCAGGGATCTGCACTATTTATTGGCACACCGAAAGGCAGAAACCACTTTTATGATCTGTGGGCATCTGGCTTACTTAAAGAGAATGATTGGCAGAGCTTTCAATATACAACCCTACAAGGGGGCAATGTACCTGAATCAGAGATAGAAGCCGCTAAAATAGACATTGATGAGCGTACATTTGCTCAAGAATACTGTGCAGAGTTTGTTTCATACAGTGGCATTATTTACTACTCATTTAGCCGTGAGCACTCTGTGTTGGCGTGTGACGATGATAATGGTACACTGTTAGTCGGTATGGATTTTAACATATCCCCAATGAGCGCGGTTATTGGTATACGTAGAGGCGAGACGCTGTATATCTTTGATGAGGTATGTCTTTGGGGTTCTAACACTGATGAGATGGTTACGGAGATTAAATACCGATATCCGAATCGTCATATAGAAGTGTATCCAGACCCAGCATCAAGACAGCGCAAAAGTAGCGCAGGTGGTCGTACAGATTTGTCGATCTTACAGAACGCAGGGTTCGCGGTTAAAGCCAAAAAGTCCCATGCTCTGGTTAGAGATAGAATAAACGCAGTGAATAGCCGTTTACTAAGCAGTAATGGTCAGCGGAAATTGTTTTTTAGTCCTAAGTGTAAGCA